CTTGTCCTCTTGACTTACTCATAATCATGAGAATTTTCTTTCTTGATTTTGTCACATACGTGCAGTCACTTGCAGCAACAAAACCAATAGCAGTTGGGATTAATGCACATTCCCCAGAATGGGCAATATTGCATGCAAGATTGGCTAGATGTGCAGGATCTATCATAGCTGGAGATTTTTCTAATTATGATGGAAAGTTACCCAAGTTTGTTGGTCAGATAGCTCTCGAGTTCATCAATCATTGGTATGATGATGGTCAAGAGAATGCTAGCGTGCGAGCCCTTTTGTTTGAACATATTTACAATCCGACCAGAATTATTTATGACACAGTGTATCAAGTTGTCGATGGGAATCCATCTGGAAATCCTATCACATCTATTTACAATTCTTTGTGTAATATAATTATGTGTTTTGTTGTTCTTACTGAGGACTTTGATCTCCGTGCTGATCAATTTGAGATGGTCGTCTATGGAGACGATAATGTAATGGGTCTTGAAAAAGAAGGTATCAGATGTTCCGATTTAACACCCTTCTTCAAATCTCGATTTGACATGGATTACACTCATTTTTCCAAATCAGAGAATGAGTCACATGATACACTTAGTACCATTCGTTTCCTTGCTCGAGAATTTGTTAAAGATGGAACCAACTTTCGAGCTCCCCTAGAGCTTACAACGATTGTTGAATCCACATACTTTCTGTGGGGTTCTTCTGGGCATGATAAAGCTATGGTTTCCACAGCTCGTTCATTTTTCCTGGAGTTATCTCACCACCCAAAAGACGTTTTCGATAGCGTTTCTGAAAAGTTCTTGTCTCAAGTCAAACTAAGGATACCACGTCTTTATGAGGCTATAGCAGATGCAAAGGAAACTTATTTTGCATATTATGTCAAGTTTTACCACCCGAAGAAACGCCTTCAAGTAGTAATTACTAGCCAGAAAAACTCTTAAGTTAACTTTGCACCAGCATATGTTTGTATATAGTAGGAATACTTTAAATTTGTTTTAGTTAATAGTTGCTTCAGTAGTAAATTCAGATAACACGCAGTATACAGAGCGTGCAGTAAATGATGTAGGGATCACACAACAAGTACAACTTGGTTCATATCAAGATGCAGCACCAGTTGGATCCACAGTGGTAGGTAAAACCATCATGCAAGAAGTTCACGACACCACTAACTTTGAAACTTTCGATTTTAATGATACGTTGAATCGTGAATATTTGATTGACAGTGCTTTATGGACTACAGATATGGCTTCCGGTACTATTATCGGTCCATATTTGTTTCCAAAAGTTTTGTTTGATCAGCAGTTCATAAAAGACAAAATCAAAGATTTCAGATATTTTAAGGGAGGCGTGCGTTTCACAGTTCGTGTTGCTGCTAGTAAGTTTGTTTATGG